TTCCCTCGCACTTCTATCCTGCAGGAAGTTAGAGATTCTCTTACGGATCCAGAGCTACGTTTTATTGTTGGGCCCGCACAGTGGATAGCTACTGGCGAGACCTTGGCCGATAAGATCAAATTCTTGGAATCTCAACCTAACCTTGATATGTTTGACACTGCCAGTAGTCTAAATGAAGTGATGACTCATGGCATAAAAGAATCTACAACGTTGCATTGCCGTAATTGTCGTGTTGAGTATCCTTTTGACATTCAGCTAGAGCCTTACAATTTTTTCCGATAATTCCGGAGCAAGAGTTACTCGACATGCAGTATGAGCTGGCTAAGCATAGACACATACAGCCAGACATGAACATGCCGAGTAAAAGTCTGCTGTACTTTTACTCGAAGTACAAAAGAGATCGTGAAGAACAAGGTCTCTAGTACTTAAAAGTTCGTACCTTAGGTATCCCGGAAAAATTTACACTGGAGTTTACACGATGGGTCTTCTAGAACGTTTGCAACAGCGTAACGACGAGCTGAAGTCTCTAAGGGGTAATTCTCCAGAGGAATATGCATCTCGCATTACCAAGTCGTTTAAATCGACTTTGGATTCGTTCGGCAGCAAGAAAGAACGTGCTGACCCACATACTCCTAAGTTAGTTAATGAGATGACCCAACAAGGGTCACAGAACGAGCAAAGCCAGAGAATGAGTTTACTTCGTTCTCAGCAACAGCTTTCACAGGGAAAAGCACATATAAGTGCTACTCAAAATCTAGATAGTACTACTAAGTTGGGTACCACCAAGATAACTGGAGCCTTAGGGGAAGTTATTCTTGAGCTACGTAAGGGCTTCAAGGCTCTACAGTACGCACAAGGTGGTGGAATACTCGACATGCTTCCTGATAGAAGGAATAGGAGAGGTAGAGGAGGTAGAGGAGGTAGAGGAGGTAGAGGAGGTAGAGGACCCGGCGGCGCTGGTGGGACGGGTGGCGCTGGTACAGCATCAAAAGTTGGTAGGGTATTAGGTGCGGTAAAAACTGCTGGAGCTTTTGCAGCAGGTGGGTATGCCGCTTACCAAGGCTTTGGTAACGCACAAACTCTCTTCGATAGTAATAAGTCTGGTGCTGAAAGAGTAAGTGCCGGTGCTAACTTGCTAACTTCTGGTGCGGGAGCAGCGCTAGGCGGTATATTAGGAGGTCCTCAAGGTGCAGCGTTCGGTGCCGCAGCAGGTTCTGCTCTAGCATCAGCAGGTGATTCAGTAGGTAAAGTATTAGCTGGTTCAATAGTAGGTGATACTATTGGTCGAGGCATAGCTGTAGCCATGAGTCCTTTCAGCGAGGATGCTCGACAAAGTCTGAAGCTTGATTATCAGAATGTAATATTGCCTGCTATAAATAAGACTTTCGGCCCAGTTATTGGAGCAATCTCTAGTTTTGGAGACTCCGTTAAGAATACATTGACTGACTTCTGGCAAGGTACCGAAGATACTGCTAAGAACCTATTTGAAGCTGGATCTCAACTGAAGGATGGGGTGAAATCTGCCGCTAGCTCAGTGTGGGGAGGCATTAAAACTGCCGCTAAGCAAGCAGCTAGAGGCGACATTGCCGCTGCTGGATCTACTTTAAAGACCGCTTCATCTAAGGGATACAAAGAATTAGAGGGTGCGGCCAAAGTGTCGGCTGGACTTGCTCGTGGCAGATACAACGAACAAGAGACTGCCTCTATCCAAGCTCTTGCTTCCAAAGGTGAGAAATTTAGAGGTGGGAAAGGTCTCACAGCAGATACCAAGAGCATGATAACAGAAGTTGCCCGCAAGAGCGGTGTTGACCCTACCGCTATGCTAACTATGGCACAGATAGAGTCTTCAGGTAACGCAAATGCAGTGTCTGCAACTGGAGCGGCTGGTCTATACCAATTTACTGGAGGCACTGGTCGGCAGTATGGTATAAAGAATAGGTTTGATCCTAAAGAGAATACTGAGGGTGCCGCTCGCTTCATGAAGGATAACGCTGCCGCCCTTAAGAAACGTGGTATTGATGCGACTACTGAGAACCTATACTTAGCTCACCAGCAAGGTGTTGGCGGAGCTGCAGAAATAATAAAAGCAGCTTCTGGTAAAGGTACACTAAGTCCAAAAGTTGCGGAAAACATGAGGTTGAACTTCGGACAGGTAACACCTCAAGAGTATCTAGAGATCAATAGGAAAAAAGTAGCAGCAGCTACAGCTAAGGTCACTACTTCGACATATGCGGGTAACTACAATGAGGCCCCTACGAATGCCGCAGCTACAACCTATACGGTACCAACTCCTTCTAACGAGGTAATGCAGCCGAGTTTGGCCAAACGGGACAAAGATGGTAAGGTTACAGTGTCAATACCCGGTAGTAAAGCTATCTCCCCTATAGTTGCCACTATAGACAAAGCCTCAAAAGTAGCGAGCACACCTAAGGTCTCCACACATACGCCAATGGGCTCCACAGCTACTCCAGAGAGAGTTGCTAAAGCATCGGTGGCACCAGTTCAAAAAGTGTCTAAGTCTACTCCTGCTGAAATGACTCCAGTAAAAGTGATGAATGAGCCTCAAGCTAAACCTGAGAAGCAGCAATCTTCCGTTACTATGGTTAAAGCCCAGCAAAGTTCTAGCGTACCTAGTTTGGACGAAATACCACCCTTCTTCCCCGATCTTGCTCTTGCCTCAATTATGCTAGGACGCGTGTAACATGGCCAGTCCACTATTCTCTAATGTAGGCTCTGCATCCCCACCACCATTGTCTAGTAAAACTCTGACTGGTGTAGTTCCTCACTATCAAGTTGTTCTTGATGTTAGAGGTGATGAGACGTTAAGTAGCTCTGGTAAGAAGATTTTCCCTATAGTGGCAAATCTACCAGAGCGCTTCAACATGGAGTTCTCTTCAACATGGGATGCCCCAGCAGCTAGAACTAGTGCAGGCGATCTAGCCTCAGCTGCAACAGGTGGTGCAATTAGTGCAGACATGGTAAATGCCGGTCTAAGTGGATCTGGGATCGGCAAGATAATGAGACCGCAAACCTTTCAGGTATGGCAAGAGTCTAGCCCAATGAGTTTTAACGTAGAACTAGTTTTCAGAGCACTAACAAATTCTGCGGTAGATATTAAAGAGAAGCACATAGCTCTATTGAAGTTAGCGGCACCCTCTGAAGGGCCAGGTGGTTTACTCATGCCGCCCGGACCAAACTTGAGAGAACAAGCTATTGATGGACCAACCTCTAGGCTGATAACCATGTACTTAGGGAGATACTTGAAGTTGGAAAACGTCGTCATCCGATCTGTGTCTTCTGATGTTACTTGCTTGTTTGATAGAGAAGGCATCCCCCAGTCAATGACTATTAGCGTGGGTGTGGAAAGCTTCTACTCCAGCTTTACGACTTCCGATATAGACCGGATGTTCACGGTATGAGAAGCTCACATAAGGAAATCTTTTATGTCTAAGCAATATATCAAGGTCTAACCTATCATGACTCCTAACTTCAACTCCAAATTTTATCGCGTTTTTAGCGTCGTAACTGATGAGTACGGTATAGATCCTTTACTTGATCGTACCATACCACACCTTAAAACTATAAGTAGGTATACTCTTCATTTGGTTACTCAAGATGAGCGTGCTGCTCCTGATCTAATATCATTACGAGAGTATGGCACTGACGAACTCTGGTGGATGATGATGGCGTACAATGGTGTTGGCCATTACAAAACTATTGTAGAGGGTGTTACACTAAAAATTCCAGACTATGCAGCCCTAGTTTCCCTAAATAATCAGAACACAGTTCGTCCGGATAGAATACAACGTGTTATAACCATCTAACATGCTAATAATTGCTGGTCGCATCTTCATCGACATAAAGATAGACGGTAAGTCAATAGACAGCTCGCCTAACTTGTTTCGTACGCTCACCTTAAGTGAGAGCATTGCGTCGCTATTTCCTGCGGCTACCTTAATACTTAACGATTACTCTGGTAAGCTTCAGCGAGAACTTGCCCTTACGGATGGTAACGAGATACTGGTTACTGTTGGTAGGTCTCCTGACGATCTCAGCACCGTTAGCCGTCAGTATCGTCTATATGGAGTAAAGCAAGACATTGCTTCGTTTGGTCCAGAAATTCACGTCCACTGCATCTATGACGCTCCAGATTTTATCCAAAAGAATTCAAATGAGCATTATGTAGGGACAAGCTCAAAAGTTCTTCAAGATATAGCGGACAAATGTAAGCTGTACTATTGTGGTCCAGAGAAGTTCAATGGTAGATCCATGAACGATAGCCAAAGCTGGTGGAACATAAATAGAAACAGAGCTTCCTTTGCTCAACAGAATGTTGCTAGGCACGGTTACATGGACAAGCATAGCGCTATGTGCGCTGCTGTTAGCTCTTTAGGAGAACTACGATACCGTAATCTAATTGATGTTATGGAATCTCCTTTAGACAAAATAGAATTTTTGTTTGTACATGCTGCTCCCCATGCAGAGGAAGACAAGAAGCGTAGCATATATTTAGTGGACAAAGCAAATGCACACTCTGATGCAGGCTTGATGAATACGTGGCAGAATTATGGGTCCACGCGGATCGTGCACCGTAGGGAGGGCGAAGAAGAATTTGAAGAATCTGTTGACGTTAATACCAGTGGCAAGTACTTAGCAATAAACGATCAAGTATCGAAAACAATTGGTAAAGCACGTTATGACCACAGTTTACTAGATTGCGGTAACGTAAACGAGAAGTATGAGCGAGCTTTCTATCAAAACGTTAAGCAATTAGGGTTGTTTAGTGAGAGGATGAGCGTTCTGGTTAGCTCCCCTACTACCGTGCAGCTACTAGATCCGGTTCTGTATAGACAGAGTTTCGCAGACCCAAAAGAAACAGCTAGCACATCTGATATATACATAGTAGTTGGAAAAACAATTCGAGTAAAGCATGGCATGTACTATGCAGAAAGACTTGAACTAGTACGCATGTCGCTCACCGAGAAAGGAGAATCTGCTTTGAAATGCGCTATTACGCCTGATAAAGCTGCAACTTCAGCTTTGCCTGAATCTAAAATTGACCCAACTGTTATGACACAGCCAGGTAAACCTGGTACTTGCGCTAAACAGTTAGTGAAAGCTAATGATATACAGACTGCAGCGAAAGAGGTGGACGAACAAGCTAAGAAAACTAAGGTCAGTTCGCTTAAGGTTGCAAAGGCTTCAGTCAACATACTAAAATCGGTGTTAGCAATAGCCAAGTTGGTAAAAGGTGGCACTGCAGGTATAATTGCTAATCCTACTGGAGCCGTTCAAACTTTGAGTGGGGCTACTGGTTCATTGCTTGCCTACAACTCCACAGTTGGTGGGTTCAGTAGTGACTATATGAAAACAGGTATTAAAGCCGTAGCTTACGCTGATGCTCAACTAAACGATAAGACGTTCAACGAGGCTGTACGGGTAGCTGCTTTAACTAAGCCTGGTGGACTTGCAGAAAATCAGGCAGCTATAGCAGGTGCAATTGCGCTTAACAAAAAAGCAGACTTTGTTTTCAATTCTGGCTCAGATGTAGTAAACTCCTCTGCATCTATATACGCTCTTAGAAACGAGCCTGGTGGTGAACAAGCGCTGGATGCGTTTAATGGTCGGATAGATGAGTTAAACCAAAATTCTACTAACATAAATAAGGGTTTAACCGACACGTGGAACGGAAGTGTTAGTTTACTGTCAGGAAAAGCACCACCAACCCTAGCTCCAGCTAAAAAGGCTTCATCTTCCATATACAGCTTTGTAGACGGTTCTCTTGCTCAACCTAGTGGATATGAAGCTAAAGTAAAATCCCCTAATGACGTTAAGACTGAGTATTTCAAAGCAGTTTCCAAAAAGAATGAAGATCAAAATTATCCTTGGGCAGATGAATTAGATATGAACTTTTACCGGGCAACACCCGCCGCAAACCCAGTGGCAATAGACATAGAGTCTGTTGCATATGACTTCGGCGATGACGCAGTGAAATATCAAGCTCAACAAGCTTTAAGCTACGTATAATTATGTCCACGTTATTTGGCGATCAGAACCCTGGACTTTCCCAAACACAACTGTACCAAGCTATAGTTGTGAACAACAATGATCCAGAGAAGCAAGGAAAAATACGAGCTAGAGTAGCTAAGGTGTTCGATGGTATCGAGGACGAACAACTACCGTGGGCTATTCCTACGTTTGGGCACGTTGATGGGGCCACAAAAGATTCCGGCATAATCTGCATCCCTAAAATAGGAAGTAAAGTCTTACTTCATTTTCAAAATGGTTCTCCATTTCATCCAATATACAGTGGGTATACTGTAGACAAGAAAACTAAACTTGAGGAAGCAGATACCAATTATCCGGATAGAGCAGTTATACGGTTTCAAAACGGTTTAATTGTTGTGATTGATACTAAGTCGAACGAAGTTTTTCTCCGTAATCCAGGAGACATACATGCCCTAGTAGAAGGTAACCTAGACCTTACTGTGTTGGGAAACTTCACCACCAGAGTAGCAGGAAACTTAGAACAGACAGTTAATAAGGCTCGTACAACTAGGACTGGTGAGGCTTCTATCGACGTAGTTACTGGAGATCGTACTGAGCTTACTGGTGGGTCACATCAAAATTTCATTAAAGGAACCTCTGGTCACTATGTTGCAGGCAATTATACAATGGTTGCCTCAAACATCTATGAAAACCCAAATGCAGGAGCGCCGGCCGCCCCAACAGAGCCAGTACAAGAATCTCCCTACACGTGGCCTGGTATTTTGAAAGGTAAATTGCCAAAAAATGAGTGGGCTACCCTTCAATTCTGGTAGGATTTTATGGACACAAATTTAGTTATTACTAGGGCAGATGCAGTTAGAGTAATAGACATGGTAGCCAACATTGACAAAGCTTTTGAGGCTCAGTGTGCTAACCATCATACCGCAAGGAGAATTTACCTGGCTACTGCGTTTAATATTGCTCAGGAACTGCATAACTTTGTATCAGAATCGAACGTAATTTTAAAAAATGAATAATTGAAGGAGAACGTAAAGTGCCAAGTGCAGTTAGGCTCACAGATGTTTGTTCGGGACATGGGTGCTTCCCGTCTAGACCAAATGTTCAAGGGTCACCCAATGTATTCATTAATGACTTAGCAGTGCATCGTGAAACTGATGCTTGGGCGTCCCATTGCTGCAAAACCTGTCACTCTAGTGCAGCCGCTGAAGGCTCTCCAAACGTATTTGTAAATGATTTGCCTAAGTGTCGAATAGGTGATGCCGTAGCTTGTGGTTCGACGATGGTTACTGGCTCAAACAATGTGTTCGTGAATGACTAACCCATGAATAATGTTCAGACACTTTATTCGGATATAAACCCTGACGTAGGTAAAATCAGTCCTTACGAGATTGTAAGGAATGAGGAATCTATCCAGAAATCCATCCTAACTATACTTGGGACTAGAAAGTACACTAGACCATTTCGCCGACATTTTGGCTCTTACCTTCATGATCTTCTGTTCGATCCAATGGATGACTTCACTGGAGAGCGAATCAAGACAGAGGTCATAAGGTCTATTGAGGAATGGGAACCTAGGGTTACCATTACTAGCTCCAAGGTGTTACCTGACTACGACAAACAGCTGTACTATGTAGAGTTAAACTTCATCATACCAACACTTAACAATAAGTCGGTATCTCTAGCATTCAACCTGAAAACGTCCACCTAAGGTTCTTTATGTCGTCACCGTTAACTCTATCTCAAGTAAAACCAGACTTTGAAAGTATAGTTCTGCAGCTTCAGCTGTACTTAGCTGCAAAAGGAACTTGGAATGATCTACTTACTTCGTCTACCGGTGAAACCCTTATTGAAATGATGGGGGCAGTCGGTGCCTTCAATCAATTCGCTATCGAGTCAGCAGCCCGTGAGGCCTACTTAGAAACTGCAGTTAGGGATAGTTCTATATATGCTATCGCTGACATGCTTGGCGTACGAATAACTAGAAAATCACCCGCCAGTGTGGACGTTATACTGTCTAGGCCTACTAACGTTGGTATAGTAACACTTCCAAAGTTTAGTGTACTTACGGTTAATGGCGAATTTTTCTTCAATCGGGAGAGTATAACGTTCAACAATGGTTCGTTTGACTCAAATCCGGCCAAGCTTTACGAGGGTACAGTTAGAACTCAGACTATAAGGGCAAGTTCTACCACATTCAATAAGCTATATTTGAGTGAATTAGACTTTATCGTGTCAGATTCTGACTTAGATGTGTATTTGGTAAATACTTCAACTGGCGAACGAGAGCTGTGGACACAAACTACAGATGGCATTTGGATTGCAGGGCCCTTTGATAGAGTTTACTACGATAGCACTACGGGTGATGGCGACACAGCGTTAGCTTTTGGAGATGGCAATCATGGTAAACTACCAACCATTGGCTACAATCTAGAAATTGTGTATGCCATAACAAAGGGTAGCGAAGGTAACAATGGGCAAGCAGGGCTCAAAGTTGAATTCCCTTTGAACTCCAATATAACTGGCATGACCACAGGTATAGTATCAGGTGGGGCCGATGAGAAACCAGCTTCTTATTATTCCGCACTTGCCCCGTACATTTATAGGGCTAGGAAGCGCGCAGTAAACCCTTCCGATTACAAAGCTATAGCTACTGACTATCCAAGTGTAGCCTCGGTAACTGTAAAAGCACAAAAAGATATTGCTCCTGGCGATCTACGGTGGATGAACGTAGTACGCATTTGCATACTGCCTAAAGAATCCGACGTTTTTACTATTTCAGAGTGGGAAGATTTTCTTGAATGGTTTGATAAGAAAAAGCATGCAGCTATACACATTCAAACCTACGACCCGACTAAAGTTGTGGTGAACGTCCAAGTCACATTGGCCTTAGATCCTAGTGCTGTATCAGCTGACATAATCCCAACAGTCTCTGAAGCATTAACTGCACTATTTGAAAAATCTACCACTACACTGGGTAGAAGAATTGCGTTATCTGATATAACGCAAGCATGCAAAATTGCTGGTGTTGACTACGTTGATATTGTGCATCCTACGGATGACCAAGTTGCGCCTGATGACTACACGTATTTTAGCCTAGGATCTTTGAACGTAGGCACAAGATACACGGAACGGAATTCTATCTGATGGCAGAAAACCTCTTACCCACCCCACTTGCAAGTTCACAAGAACTCCTTGTAGAAATACTCAACAACAGTCAAGTATGGGCTGATTTAGCTGAGGCTTTTAATGAGGTTCTAAAGCTAAACGTTGACGCACCTATTTTTGATCTTGAGCGTATAAGGTTTATCACTCAAGATTCTGATCAGGAGCTACTTAAAGCCACGGCGCGCATGCTCGGCTTTGACGCAACACAAGACGTGCTAAATCTTAATTCGGATAGCCTTACTAGGCTGGTGTCACAGCTTCCTCTGTACCCCGATCAAAACAGCACAGAATATTTTTCTAACTTCATTGATGTTCTTTTAAATTCTTCAATCGAGGTTGGCTACTTGTATACTAAAGATTACGTAAACTTCGTAGACACTCCTGGTGGGCCTCTAGTAACTGAAGGTGGTGCATGGTTCAAAACAACACACATAGAACTTACAATTGCTCTACTTAGCTTGACCTCATTATTGATTGCTCAAGGACAAACCTTGCTAGGACGCGCTATAGAATTATTTCATGCGTATTCTCCAATTGCATTAGTCATTGAACGTCTTCGGTTTGCCATCATAATTGATGATTGGCCAGGCGGATCCACGTTCGGGCTGGCTACTAAAATCATTGGTGGGCATACCCACACTGTTTTGGAATAAAAAGGTGCTAATATGGCTATCGTAGTAACTGACCAAGGTATATCAGCGATCCGGAATGCGGACGCAGGCGGCTTCTTAATCAACCTAGCCAGCTTCAAGCTTACCTCTGAGGAAAATTTCACACCTGAGGTTACGGATGAATCTCTAGTTGGAGCCGTTATCTTTTCTGGTGACATAAACGAAATTGAAGCACTAGGAACTAACAGCGTAAAGCTTACACTTAGCTTACCTAAAAACTTCCCACTTACAGGCTCTGTCTTTCTAAGTGAGCTTGGTATCTACCTCGAGAGCGGCGAGTTATTTGCCCACGGGAAACTCGCCACAGCTTTCGAGAAAACTGCTGAGTTTGGATTTGACATATACGTCATAGTAAGTGCAGCACGGCTAGGTGACGTTATTCAGGTAACCGATAGCTTAAACTGTTCAATTGCTGCAACTCCACACGTTAGAACGTTGTTACCACCTATGGACTCGTTAAAGAACGTGGTAAGTGTTCTTGATGAACTACACGACTATCGTGGCCGCTCAACTGGTTCAATAGCTGTTAAGTTTGGTAGTGGTAGCTTGCATTGGGCTTTTGTTGGCTACACTCGTATGTATTCTGGGTTTCCTGGATCAGTAAATAGCTTTAGTGAGTTCGACCTTGACATTGAAAGCGATGCAGGGTTCTGGCTGAACGACAATGAGATCGTAATAGTTCAAGTAATCTCTGGTCCCGGAGCTGGCCAGTCGAGAAAAGTCAAATATAACAAAACATCTAGCTTTGAAGTTTTAGAGAAACCTTTCACCAACTTAACGGATCAGAGCAATATTTCTATCTGGAGATCCTACGAAAATCTATTGCCTACTCGTAGTCCTGCCATACCAGATTATTTTGTTCTGCAAAAAGGACAGAACAACTGGGGAGAGCAAATAATAGAATCCGCGTCTGGTGCGTTGCGCCCTTATCGCTTCTCACTTAATGGGCCTGGTAACAATTTCATAACTATACCAGCTAATATAGTATCCCAGCTAAGTATAGATACATCAGCTGACCTGGTTACTGTTCATAAGAATGGTACTTTGGTAAGCCAGAACACGTATGCTGTGTTATACAATGGGAGCGGTAAACCTGACCGCATACAGTTCAACACGGTCAACACACCTTCGGACGTCATGGACGTCCTCGCGTTCGGATATGACGAGTCAGATGGTGCATCTTTGTACTGGTATGAGGCTGAGTATGACGCTGTTGCGACTACTTCGTTCGCTCTTCCAATAATCCCAGAAGATACAACTGGCATTCTCGCCTACTTAAATGGTGCTCTGCAAACGGATTTCACGTTGGTTGGAGCTAACGTAGTATTCAACTCCCCGATAGTGGGTAAGCTTTGCCTCTTGCCTTTCGTTAACTACGAAGATATGGGGATAATGCCAAAGCTAACCAGAAGAATAACGACGGCTTACGCAGGGCAGCAGAGTGTAGATACATTTGCCACCATCGGTGCTAAAAAAGACACCTTAGTATACGTAGACAAGCTGTACGTCCCCAAAAGTAGCTATGACATTCAAGACAACAGGGTCATCGTATTCAAAACTCCACTAACGTCGGGTGTTTCGGTAGAAACTTTTGTCTATTATTCTGATATAGTTAGCCCAACCGTTATTTCCACTACTGGGCGCGACAGTGGACCACAGTGGGCTGACCCTGCAGGTCTAAATGCTCTGTCAAACAGTATTGAAGCATTCAGCTATCAAGGCGTTACTGGGGCTGCTATAACATCATTCACCACAGAACGAGTCCTTAACGCATCGTATCTGTTAGTATTCTTGGATGGCTCATACCAGTATCCAAACAAGTATGTGTTTACTCAATTTACAGACAGGTCAGTTATACGTCTCAATGAAGTAATGCCCGCTGGCATGGATGTTGACATAATCGCGTTTAAAGAAGTTGAAGGGCCAGGTACGAAAATAGAAGGGGTAACTAATAGGTTTACGTTGAGCTCATCCTCAACGTACACTATACCTCTTAGCGCCGATATGCTTGCTTCTAGTTGGATGCTGTTCATTGGTGGCGTCTACCAACACCGCATAACCTATGACCTGAACCACACAACTGGCATGTTGACTCTGTACAACGTGCCTGCTGGTATGTCAGGTGTTGAATGTGAGTTTCAATACTTCACAGCTGTTGAAGAAGTTGGAGTACGCACAGATTTTGGCACGTTCACTTCAAGCCTTAATACCGCGGTTGGTAGAAATCGCCTTGCATTCCCGATAGATGACGTTCAAGATACTCTGGTGTTCATTGGTTCTGTCTACCAAAACAAAAATCAGTATGTAACGGAGATCCTTAATCAAGGGCAGCTAACCGGATACGTTAACTATGTACCCGATACGGTTGTAGCTGAAAATGGAACTGAAGTGTGTACCTTCAGTCTCCGTAGTGACTTACCACGTTCTAGACTTGTATTACGCAGTGAGTTTGAGGAATGTTGTGAGTCTATGTGGGCTGCGATTGAAGAACTTGGTGGTGAAACCTCAGCTACGCTAACTCACACCTTTGTTGGTGCTGTAGGGCAGACTGTCTTCACCGTAGCTAATACTCTAACTGACCACATAGCAGTTATCGTTAGAGGTTCCGAGCTATCATCCGATGACTACACAAAAAATGGCTCAACAATAACATTACAGGGCATCTATCTAGAAGAACCTACAACTGTAATCATTCGAGATTTTGGTCTACCTGGTGATGGTGGTGGGTCTGCAGGAGGAGGCTCTACTAAAGCTCATTATTTCACAGCATTAGCTGGCCAAACTACATTCACAGTTTCGGAAGGTCTAAGTGACAACATAGCAGTTATCGTGCGTGGTGTTGAAATTTCGTTAGTTGACTTCATCAGAAGTGGCTCGGATATAATCCTGCAAGGAATGAATTTGCAGGAAGGCACTCCAGTAGTAATTCGAGACTTTGGAGCTTTTTCGGATGATGGGGGTGGCAGTAGTAGCTACACGTTACCAATTGCAAGCTCTACAGTTCTTGGTGGTGTAAAAGTAGGTTTGGGTTTAGCTATTGACCCCACAGGAGTATTGTCAGCTACGGGTGGTAGCAGTGGTGAAGTTATAGTTGGACCTGCGGGACCTGCTGGACCTCCCGGACCTGAGGGGCCAGCTGGGCCCGCTGGTGCTGCTCCTGCAGTCGGTGCTGTAGGCTCTATCGCTATCATGGCGTGGTTACCTCTTACAGCTTGGTTAGGTTCGTCCAATCCAGTAACGCTCTTATTCGGAGCTACTGCTCCCGGTTCTAGGCTTAGGTACTCTACTACTGTTCCACATAGCTCAGGATTTGGTACAATAACTGGATTTACCTCCGCTTCCCAGGCACCAACCTCTCCAGAAGGTACTTGGGAATGTATGGGTGTGGCGTCTCACTATTATTGGTCTGATGACTGTGGTGGGTCGGGTATAACCTACAATCCAGCGATGTTTAGACGGATCTTGTAACATGGTTGAACTTCTAACTATAGCTGAAGATCAGGAAGAACTACTTAGGGTTCTTCTTCAGTCGTTCGCCCAGAAACCGAAGCATTTGGTGCACAATGCTTCTGGAGGAGTTCTGCATCCTCTGGACGAACCATATCTAGAAGCTGCTCAAAAGCAGAAAGACTTGTTTGAGCTAAATAGAGATTGTAACCTCTATAGAATAGAAGGGCACTCGAAACTAGAACCTGTTGTTTCCGTACTAACTAATGTGGCATTGGACAGAGTTACCCAGAGTGGCTTCTTCTTATACGATGCTGACTCCTACATGGGGTGGCATACAAATACGGATGAGCCGGGAACTAGGGTGTACATAACATATTCGTCAGATGGTAATTCGTTCTTCCGGTATAGTCAACGAGGGTCTGTTCATACGTGCATGGATAGAAAAGGTATAACAATCAGAAAGTTCGTGACGCTAGTGGATAACCCCTTGTGGCATTGTGTAGGTAGTAGCTGCCTTCGTATAAGTGTTGGATTCAAAATAAAGGAACTCACCATCCTAGTTATGGTTGGATAGCATTCACTGCAACAGCTACAGATGTAGAGCCTTTGGGTAGAGAAATTCATGCTCGAGCTACAGCCGAAGAATTCGGACCAATCTCCCCTTACGTTCCACCGGAAATAGCTACTAGGTTGACCGAGGATCCTATTGATTGGGACATATGATGAACACTAAAAATTCTGACGTCTTAAACAAGGCTGTAATACGGTCAGTTCTTCTGGCACTTCACAAGAAGATACGACACGTAGTACAGGTTGGTGCTTGTGACGGTATTGCGTTCGATTTCTACAACGCTTTGTGGCAAGTATTTAGGTGGAACACGACGTTCGTAGAACCTCATCCTGTATTGTTCGCTAAGCTTCAAGAAACTTACAAAGACGCAGATAGCTGTGAATTTCTCCAGGGTGCTATTGATGTGTCTGAAGGTATTAGGTCGCTTTTTTGTGACTTGGAAAATCATTACGGTAACTCCTCATTCTATAATGAGGTTTGCCAAGGTGGTACAGAAATTCAAGTTTCCACTTTCACTTGGGATTATGTTCTTGAAGAAGATACAGACTTGGTGATCTTAGATTGTGAAGGTCATGACGAAGTGCTACTTCGAGATCTTTTCAAATACGCTACACCCAAACTTCTTATATGGGAAGCCACTAGAGTTAAGGATCTGAATGCTTTGTTGACGTTTCTCCGTGACAAAGGATACGGATCTATTAAGGGCGACACTTCTGGACTTAATTACATAAGCATTTTGCAATTGCACAAGGAATAAGCATGTCCAACACAAGAGACGTAGTTCATTACAAGCTGCAGCAACTCTCGGATGTTGAGGCTGACGGCATTGCTCCAGGACAAGGCTTGTCATGGAATGGATCTAAGTTTGTACCAGCAACCTTAGGTGGTGCAAGTGGTACTTACGCATTGCCAACAGCTAGTGCCTCAGTAAAAGGAGGAATTCAGGTCGGTGCTGGTTTAACTATGACGGGTGACGTACTAAGTGTGACGGGCAGCTCAGGTTCTGATAGTTCCGGCTCGGGCTTGGGCTATGATCAAACTTGGCAAAATATGAGTGCCAGTCGAACCCAAGATACTATTTATCAAAATACAACTGGGGCTCCCATTTGTGTAAAAATAACTGGACCCACCCAGGCGTTCGGCGGACTTGAAGTATCAGTTGATGGGACTACATGGCTTGAAACTGATACTTGGGATCACACACAAAGTGGGCCAAGTTCTGCATATGCTACATTAATAGTTCCACCATTGCATTACTACAGATTGTGGCATGCGGCTTTCGATCTTTGGGTTGAGCTACGTGGTTCTGGCACGGGTGGTACAGGTGGTAGCACAACTGGTGTTTCTTTAGACCAAGGTCACAATAACATAGGTAGTTTCTGTTGGGTGTGTTTAACTAGTACTCAAAATGAAACATTTAACCCGGGTACAACTATAGCTGGGAATCGTATAGTTCCAGCGGGTTTACTACTTGATGACCATAACAGTGCCTCATTTCAAACTGGTAGCCCTCTAACGGGTACGTGGCGTATATTAGGTAAGCTAACTACTCAAGCTTACTTTGATGGCACCTCCAGTGGAACCTTAGCGCAACGTATTGCCTAAATACAGGAAACTGACATGAAAATTTTATCCGCTCATACACCAGCATTCAATGACAATGGTGGCATAGATCTGTTTGTCACTTTTGAAGAGCTAGGAGTAGAGATACCTTACAGCGCTTCACCTACGGATGTAGAGCCCCACAGTATTGAGTTGTACACAAGGGCATTAGACGGTGAATTTGGTAAAGTTTTACCCATGGACACTGATTTAGTGTTTGAGAAGTCTGTATTCCTTAAACGTCAGAGCATAGAACAAGAATACAAGGAAAATTCGAGTGCCCATGTAGTAGCACTTGGTAGAACCTGGCAGGCCGATACCAATAGTAGGCAAGAACTGCACAACAAGATTTTGGCACACCAATGGGGAGCCGTGTTACCTGAATTCTGGCGTGATCTAGACAACCAGAATATGCCTATAACCTCAGTTCAGGAGTTGATTCAAATACTTGTCTTAATTGAGGATCAACACAATGAAGCCTTTTCCCACAGGGCTTTTAGAAAAGAGCTCTTGAACTTCGCCAAGACAGTTGAAGAAGTTGAAAGCATCTGATGTACCAAAATCGTTACATAGTGAGAGAAGAACTAATACGGTCTGTTCTTTTCCAGATGTAGTATGGCCAACAAAACCGGAGTAAGGTATGTCGTCTAACGTTTCAGATTTAGTACACTTCAACTTAAGAAGCCTTTCGGACGTTGA